CCTGTATGGGATACGAAATATAGTTTTGTCGGTGACTTGGCTACTGTCACGTTATCAACTGCTGCTAATAAAATTGATCGTATAGCCTTTGAGTACGACAGCACAGACGATAAATGGTATTGCATTAGTTTTATAAAGGGTTCGTGATGCTTGAAGCATTAGCCGAGGAATTACGCAAACCAGAGTACGCAGGTTTATCTGATGAACAAACTGCTGCTGCTGTGAATAACATAGTGGTAACAGTCAGAGAACTGGTGCCAACATGGAAAGTCAAACAGCACGCCATAGAGAATGGCTATTACGCAGCGATTGTATTAGCCAGTGATAACCCTCTATGTGTCAACGTCCTAGCTTGGATTGACGATCAAGCAGGAAAGATTCAGTCATTAGACATGGACGCCGCAGCAACAATCGCCATGACATCCGGTCTAGTGCAGGCTGGACTAATGACCGAATCACAGAAGGCATCGCTACTGGCATTGGCTAGCGTGACAAAGAAGTGGACTGATTATGTCGGCATCGGTGAAGTTGGTATTGGTTACGTTCGAGCAGCGAGGTTGATGTAATGGCCGATGTAAAAGCAAAGTACGCAACCGCCAGTGATTTAACAATCACCTTGGCTAGCCTTGCCAGTGATACAAACTTACTGGCTGGTCAAGAGTCAGGTGCGTTCGATAACTCATCGAACTTGTACCTTGATTGCCTTGTATCCGGCAAGATTACTACTGGGACCAGTCCTACGACAGCTAAGTCGATTCAGGTGTGGGCTGTTGGGTCATGGGATGGCACATCCTGGCCTGATGTATTCGATGGCGCTGATTCCGCAGAAACGATTACGAGTGCTAACCACAAGAACAGCATTTGCCGGTTTATCGCTGAGATGGCAACAGATGCTACCAGTGACCGTGCTTATCATTTTGGACCTGTATCTATTGCAGCCGCCTTCGGTGGAGTGATGCCGGTGAAGTGGGTGCTGTTTGTGACGCACAATACTGCGGTCGCACTTAACGCTACCGCAGGCAATCATCAGATCAGACTGCAACCTTACTACGAGACCGTAACCTAATGCGATACGCTTCACTTAGGCAAGGTTTAGTTGGTGCATGGTGCCCATCGGTCAGTGGACCGTATGGGTACAGGTTGCCTGATTTGAGCGGATATGGGAATCATGGCACGTTAACCAATATGGACCCAGGTAGTGACTGGGTTGTGAGTGGCTGTAAAGGTGCGTTGGATTTTGATGGAAGTAATGATGTAGTTAAATGTACCGTAAATAATTTATTGCAAAAAACAACACCATTTGCACTTTCAGCATGGGTGTATGCAAAAAGCACAAATGTTCAAATGAACATATTTTCAACATGGAAATATAATCAACAATCTGGATGGCAATTTTTTGTTGATGTGTCAAATACACCTAGTGTCGCATTTTTATCTTTAAATGCTACTTATTATCAGGCCAATTCAAAAATTTTGTTGAGCATTAACAAATGGACTCATATTTTGTGCACTTCTTTTGGTGCAAATTTTTCTAATGTTGAGTTTTTTATAAATGGAGTAAATGGTGGCAAAACAACACCAATTACCAACGATCCTGGTGCGTTAGATTCCAAAAGTTTATCAATAGGCGCAAGAGAAGCAAATGTATCTTATAATGACACATTTTTGAATGGTCAAATTGACGACATTCGAATTTACAGCCGTGCTTTATCTGAATCAGAAATACGCCTACTAGCCTCAGAACGTGGCATCGGCCTCAAACCAGAACGTCTACGCAATAGATACCCAGCACCTACACCATCCCGCAACCGTTCCTCTAGATTTTTAGGATTTCCAGCATGATTGACCTATCGCAATTGACGCAGCAACAACTTTGGGGAGTTGAGTTTGTCACGCTACAAGCCAACAAACCTATTCAAGCTGAGAATGAACAGATTGAACAAAGCAATGGCAACTTGCCTGAAGGTGAGGAAGCCAAGCCATTAAAAGATTTGTTTACGGCACAAAGCTATCTCGAATCGGTGATTCGGTCAGCTTGTGATTCGTACTACAAACAACTGCTGGACTATAAAAAGCAGAATGCTTTAGCCATGTTTGACGCACTTTCAGCGGAAGAACAAGCTGCCTTGGTGGCACAACTTGGGATTCCGGATGTACTACCTAGTTAGGAGCGATGATGAAGTTAGAACTGACCAAAGAAGAACAACAACAATTGATGGCTTGTTTGGATTTAGCCGTGAAAAATGGCGGACTGCAAGCTGCCAGTGTATTACTGCCGTTAGCCGCAAAGATCCAAGCATTGAAGGACGATACAGATGCCGGTGACTCAGACGCTGGAGTTTAGTGCCGGGACTGGCCTTACGATCAGTTGCAAACTGTTTGCTATCGGTAGCGATACGGTCGTGGCTACGGCTACGGCTACAGAGAAAACGAACGATAAGAATCGTTATTCGGTAAGCTACACAGATATTCCAGCAGGAAGTTATCGGCTGAATGGCTTTGTAAGCGGAACTGGTGGATTCGCCAACGAAGTGTACGACCTGACGCTGAGTACGGCTACGTTTCAGCCAAGGTCGGAAAGTGCGGTCAATCTGACTCCGGTGACGGATGCACTGACAGACATCAAGGGAACTGGCTGGACCAGCGGCGATTCGCTGAAAGACATCAAGGATGCAGTTGACGCACTTGATAGCCTCGGTGGTGGTCCGAATACATACACGGTTACAGTAGAAGCGTCAGGCGGGTCGGCTATTCCAAATGTACCTGTCTCGATTGAGAGCAGCGGTAGCGTTATCGCTTGGGGTCGCACAGACCTTGCAGGTCAAGTTGTCTTTGGTCTGGCTGCAGGCAGCTATGACGTCGTTGTCTCGTCCTCCGCCGCATATACACCGGCATCGCCTGTGGCGATCACAATACCGACAGACACGGCTGACACTATCACGCTGACGCCTCAGTCGATCTCACCACCTGCCACTCCTGGTCTATGTACTGTGCGGTTCTCTGTAGTGCATCAAGGGTCGGTTGTCAGCGGCGCTACGGTTACTGCCGAGGTCGATACGCTGAACTCGACGGTAGATAACTCGCTTGTCGCGAGAACGAAGGCAACGGGAACCACGAATGGCAGTGGATATGTCGACTTGATACTGATCCGCAAGGACTCGTTCACGTTTGGTGGAACATACAAAATAACAGTGTCTGATTCTGCTGGCGTGAGAATGTACAGTCGATATGTCACTGTGCCAAACGTCAGCACTTGCTTTGCGGATGATCTGGTTATTGTCGGATGATTACTCGATGGCAGCAAAACAGCAGATTACGAACGAAAGGCTACTGCAGCTTATTCACAAGCATGGCGGAATCATAAATTCGATCGCGTCGCATGTGAACTTGAGTCGCCAGGCCATTTGGAAACGTATCAATGCAGACACCGAACTCAAAGAAGCAATGCTTCAAGCGCGAGAAAGTATGGTGGATGATGCGGAGGCAGCTTTGCGCGAGGCTGTTACCGCGAAAGAGCCATGGGCTGTCAAGCTGGTCGTTACCACTCTGGGTCGTGATCGCGGCTACTCTCGAAATATCAACCTTACCGGCAGCGTGGAGTCGACCGGCGTCGTGCATATTCTCAAATTGCCAGACAATGGCCGCAGCAACAGTTGACATTCAGCCCAGTCCTGGGCCACAGTATGCAGCCTGTGCGTCTTCTGCGGACATCGTGATCTACGGCGGTGGAGCCGGCGGTGGCAAGACCTGGTGGCTACTTGCCGAGCCGCTTCGGCATGTTTCTAACGGCGGCTTCAAAGGCGCCATTTTCCGCCGCACCTACCCACAGATTACCGGTCAGGGCGGTATCTGGGATGAAGCCAGACAAATGTATCCACACTTCGGCGCGCGGATGCGCGAGGGTTCTGACCTCGATGCACGCTTTCCGAGCGGCGCAAGCATCGCGTTTTGCCACATGCAGCATGAGAAAACCAAATACGAATATCAAGGTCACCAGATATGCTACTTGGGATTTGACGAGCTAACACATTTTAGTGAGTCGCAATTCTTTTATATGCTGAGTCGAAACCGCTCGACCTGCGGTGTGCTGCCATATTGCCGAGCGACATGCAATCCTGACGGGAGCAGCTGGGTAGCCGATTTTATTGCGTGGTGGATTGATCCCGAGTCGGGCATGGCTATTGCAGACCGCTGCGGTGTCCTGCGCTACTTTGTGCGGACAGACATTGGCGACGGCGAGAAAATCTACTGGGCAGACACCAAGGACGAGCTGCGGCAGCAATTTCCCGAGTTTGAGGCCAACGACATTCTCAGCGTAACATTCATTGCCGCCTCGGTCACAGACAATCCGTATTTAGACAAGACCTACGTTGGTAAGCTCAAGGCACTTCCAAAGATTGAACGCGATCGCCTGCTTGGCTGCAACTGGAAGACTCGCGAAGGGGCAATCATCGATGAGGCTTGGCTGAATACGTACTGGGTAGTGGACGGCCACTTGCGATTTTCGTTTCAGGGCTATGTGTACGAGATTCCACTAAGCGGCTGCAGGCGATTTGCCACCATCGACACCGCAGGCACCAGCAAAGAAAAAGCAGCGGCACAGCGCGGCGATCCGCCTAGCTGGTCTGTTTGCGGTATCTGGGATTGGATTCCCAGCATGGTACTCACGCCAAACAACACACGCACGGTTCTTACGCAGATGTTGTTTCTACGACACGTGTGGCGCCAGAGAGTCGACTGGAATCAGCTCAAGCTTGATATTCCGACCGTGCTGGCGACCTGGAACGTCGAAAAAGCGTATATCGAAAACGCGCATCATGGTCAGCCTCTGCGCAGCGAGATCCGCTGCTGTAGCACCGAAATGGTAGGTCCGGTAATTGCCGGCATGGGCGATGGTAGCGATGGCGCCAAGCTGGAACGCGCGATTGCCTCGGGATTACTGACATTGCTTGAGCTGGGTAAGGTTTTTCTGCCGGCAGACAACCCGCCGTGGTTGGCAGC